GAACCGTCAAAAAGAATTTGCCAAGCTGATTGTTGATGGTGTTTACAGTAACGCCGAGTGCGCGAGACGGGCTGGATACAGTCAAAAGGTTGCGGTCAAATATGCCCACAAACTTCTGAACGGCAAAGACTTCCCGCTTGTCCCGGAACACATCGCCGAGCTTCGTCAAGAGCGAGAGCGTAAATATGGCGTGACGTTGATTGGACAACTCAAACGACTGTCCGACCTGTCGCATAACGCCGAAGCCGAAGGGCAGTTCTCCGCCGCAATCAACGCCGAAAAAATTCGTGCTAGTTTGGGTGGACTGACTGTTGACCGACGTGAGAACCAACACGTCCATTCGTATGACCAACTCACGAGAGAAGAAATCATTGCTCAACTTGGCAAACTCCGTGACGAACATCCCGCCGCCTTCATCGAAGCAGAGTATGAGGAGATACTTGATGCCAACACCGGAACGGAATCTGTGGCTCAGATTGAAAGCCGCAGTACCCAAGGGGACGCACCTCACAAGGATTGAGAATCGCGCTGGTAGTGGTGTCCCTGACAGTTTAATGGCGCATTCAGGGCGAGTTCTATTTTGCGAGTTAAAGTGTACAAAAGGTGACACTGTCTCCATACGCCCATCACAGATTGCTTGGAATATGCAGTATTCTAGGGCGGGTGGTGTCTCCTTCTTCTTAGTTTCAACGGCCTCGAAGCCTGACCTATTTTTATTTGCGGGAGGAGATGCGGTCAATCTTAACGAAAAAGGGCTAAAGTTTCCAGCACTTTGGCGCGGCACTGACCTTGCGTCTTGCGCCTTGTTCATGTTTGACCAGGCAGCCCGGGCCCCTGGCGGCCCTGCGCCTTGCGACTGACCTGCGCCTTGCGCCTCGATCCCGAAGCCAGGAGCTTCCGGGCCCCTGGTCCTCCGGAGAGCAGCCTTGCGCCTTGCGCCTTGCGCCTTGCGACTGATCCCCAGCAGCCAGGCCCGGGCCTGGGCCCGGGTGGGCGGCCCGGCAGCCAGTGATGGCTGCCGAGCTTTGTTCAAGATTCACTGTTTTGAAGTAAGGTTAGAGCTTCAGAAGTAATCATATCTGACAGCGCGTAGAACGCGATTCTCGAAGCAAGGTCGTTGTATCTAACGAAACTGCCCCCAGCTTCTATTTCACCTTCGAAATAGTCAATTGTCCTAGCATCCAGCCACTCTAAGAACTGGTGCGCTTTGTAATAATAGATGACGTGTTCGCTGCCGTCGGCGTATTCATGAGCTAGGTCGTACACCCGGGACTCATCGTCATCAGGTCCGATATCGCGGAAGACAATCTCCTCCGCGATATCTTTTGCATACTGCTGATAATTAACGTCAGCCAATTTGTATAACCTCAACGTGGTCGTCAAACCATTGCTGCACGTCAGACTTCGGGTTCCATTCCTCGGGCCAAGATTCGTAGCTCCGGATTGGATGGTCGTCGTTTATGTGTGTTTCACTAATCGTAAACGGCACGTCGTTCTTTTTTAGATGATTGATGAAAACCATAGCGTCGCAATCTTCTTCAAGATATGCCATGCCTTCGTCTTGGTTAACATAACTGTAGCCGCTGATTGATAGCTTGGCTTTCCGTATCTCATCGATAGGGGCCGCCAGCCACCCGTGCCCAGGGTCAGCGTGAAAAGAAAGTATTCTAATAGAATCAGTCATTGTTTAATCTCCTCTTTTAATGACCCTGATATTATCCCACATAACATGGGATACGTCAACCCTGCGTCTTGGTCCGCCTTGCGCCTTGCGCCTGGTCCGGACAGCCCGGCCTTGCGCCTGGTCCGGACAGCCCGGTGGGATCCCCGGGCCCTGCGTCTTGGTCCGCCCTGCGCCTTGCGTCTGATCCGGGCGGCGCGAAGCCTGGGATCCCCGGGCCTAGCTGCGGGCAGCCTTGCGCCTTGCGTCTGATCCGGACAGCCCGGTGGGATCCCCGGGCCTGGCTGCGGGCACAAAAAAACGGGGCGAGCCGAAGCCCGCCCCGTTCTGCTTCACCCTAGAGGGATTGCAAAAATTCATTAAACTCATCCTCACTGAAACCTCGCACTTCAAATCGCGGTTCCACTTTCGGCTGCTTGTTGGGGAAGGACACAGAAGACTTCACCTTTTCGATGGTGATTGTGGGCGGGACCGATTCACCTGTTTCGTAATCAATGCCCAGTATCAAACCGCGCCCCTGTAATGGTTGGTGGTATCCCTCCCATTTAAAGTAAGCTTGGGTGTCCCTGTACAAGCCCTCGTCATCTAGATAGATGGTGTTCGCGTCATCGATATCGACTGTGCAGAACATCGGGCGGGGTGCTTCCGGCGTTGCGATATACTCCGTAATCTGTGTATAGCTTCCGCCGTATTCGTAGTTGACCTCTTCAATAACCTTATTGAATGGGTCTATTAAGATTGCTTTATCCATTTCAAATCTCCTCTGTTAAAGCATCTTCAGTAGACACTATTCCAATGGATATGTCAAACACTTTCTTGCGCCTTGCGTCTGGCCCCGCCCTGCGTCTTGCGTCTGATCCAGGAACGCGGCCCGGCGGATCGGCTGCCCCGGGCCGAGTGTCAACCAAAAAAATGGGCGAGCTGATCAGGCTCGCCCATCTCCCCGGGAAAGAGTGAAGGAAAACAATCAAAAACCTTCACTCAAATCATAATAACTTCTGCCCGTACACCTTCGGTCTGATATCTATTTTTGGTTTCACGTTTCCCTCTAACAATTTAACAAGCATTGTTGCCCGTTCCAAGAGGGTCGTATCAGTTTCATACCCGTCTACTTTGGTTGTGTCTGCATGTTCACAAGGTAAGCATTGTATCTGGTGCAACATGTCATACGCTATTTGTAGTTTTTCATTCATCAGCAAATCTCGAAACCACCAGACAAGCGGCAAAAGATTTCAAACTCTTTCACGTTGTCGGTACTGAAAGGATAATTTTTGTCGAAATCATCGTCATCTAACTGACTGCGCTCCGCTTCATACGCTGTTGCGTATGCTTCGGTTTTGCCTGTTTCAATTTCACGCAAGAGTCGGTTAGCAATGTCGGTTGCTGTTGCGTCGTCTATCTGATGTCCGTCGTTCGAGTGACCAAGATTTTTGGTTTCTTCCGACAGCATGTCATCACATATATGACAGACATATGTCCAAAGCGGATGCCACCACCAGACGTTGTTGCGAAAGTATGCGCCGCGATTGTCGGCATGCCATTGGTCGAGCGTGTCGAAATATTCCTTCTGCTCTTCCTTTGTTGCAACCGACCAGTCAATGTCTGGTCGCTTGCTTTTTAGGTTCGGGTTCAACCCGTATACGTCCATTCCCATTTCTCTATCTCCTCTAGTTAATGGATGAAACATTCCGATTAGATACTATCCCAATGGATATGTCAAGCCTTCCGACACGAAAAAAAATTATTTTTTTTATCCATTGGGTATTGACTTATCCATTAGGAAAGCCCATATTAATCACATGGCAATCACGCCATGCTTTTACTAGAGAGGACAAAATTATGTCTATTGAAGCAACAGCAAACCGACTAGAAGAGATTCGGGCGCAAATCAAAATCCTTCAGACTGAGGAGCGCGAGTGTAAGCAATACTTGTTCGAGCAAGCACCCGAATGGTTTTCCAATCCTGTTGATGGTGAAGCCGACACGCTCACCGAGGGTGACGTAATAGTCACGCTCACATGGGGCTGGATTTCCGAATGCACACGCAAGGGACATTTCCAAAAGCGTGTAGAAGTTGAGAGCGCGGCATGAGTCGCGTTCTCCCACCTCCCGACTATCTAGGGGAAATAGTCGAGACGATTGAAACAGCTTCCCCAATACAAACTAGAGGAGATATGAACATGTTTGTAATTGAAAAAAATGTGGCAATGCCACGCTCCGGCAAAGCGGCACGTCGCGCACAATATGACACGCTTGTTAACATGGATGTCAGCGACAGCTTTGTGCTAGATGAAAACGTGTACAAAGCGAACACTGTCATTGCGGCAGGTCGCATCCGTGGGGTGAAGCTTCACCAACGTCGGATGCACGACGGCACGTTGCGTTTGTTCTGCATGGAAAATAAGAACAAGCCGACGACCTTCTAACAAGAATCGGGCGGGCAGTTCTCTAGTCTGCCCGTCCATGGCGCGACACTGGTGAGACAGTCGCGCCCGCGCTCGGGGTTACTTGTAGCCTCGAGCGTTTTGCGTCTTGCTCCTGGATGGGGGGGCCCCCTTAAAAAGAGTACGAGCGAAGCGAGTACGTTAGTACTATGTTGGGTTGATAAATTCATTTGCACATAATATCATTCGGCCCATGGACAAATATGCTGCTGTACCGGATGAGGTGTTACGAAAAAAGCTGGCGTTGGAGGATACACTAAGGAACCTTGAACGCCGAGACGCAGCCAAAAACAACTTCATGAGTTTCGCTCATCATGTGTATGACAACTTCATTGAAGGTCGCCACCACCGTATCATCGCAGAAAAATTAGAACGTGTTGCACAGGGTAAGCTGAAGCGGCTGATCATCAACATGCCGCCTCGTCATTCCAAATCTGAGCTGGCTTCGTATCTCATGCCCGCATGGTTCCTTGGAAGGAACCCTAGATTGAAAATTATTCAGGCAACGATGAACACGGAACTAGCCACCCGTTTCGGTAGGAAAGTGCGTGACCTCATTGCGGATCCTGTTTACACCGATATTTTTCCAGATACCGACTTGAAGCAAGATAGTCAGGCTGCTGGTCGTTGGGAAACAAGCGTAAAAGGCGAGTACTTTGCTGCTGGTGTGGGCGCAGCGATGACAGGTCGTGGTGCTGATTTGTTGATTATTGATGACCCGCACTCGGAACAGGATGCTTTATCTTCTACTGCGTATGACATGACGTATGAGTGGTATACGTCGGGTCCCCGCCAACGATTACAGCCGGGGGGATCGATCATTATTGTGCAGACACGGTGGTCAAAGAAAGATTTAACGGGGAGGTTACTGGCGGATCAGGGTAAAGACACTTTATCTGACCAGTGGGAGGTGGTTGAGTTTCCAGCAATTATGCCGTCTGGGAACCCATTGTGGCCTGAATTTTGGGAAAAAGACGAACTTTTATCTGTAAAAGCATCTTTGTCACCAAGCAAATGGAACGCACAGTGGCAACAGGATCCTACGTCCGAAGAAGTTGCCATGATCAAAAGGGATTGGTGGCAGCCATGGGAGGACGAGAATGTCCCCCGTCTCAACTATATTCTTCAATCGTATGATACAGCGTTCTCTAAAAAAGAAACTGCTGACTATACAGCGATTACAACATGGGGTGTATTTGATCCGCACGAAGATGGCACGGAACATTTGATCTTGTTGGATGCCAAGAAAGACCGATACAACTTTCCTGAACTCAAGGAAGTTGCATTAGAGGAATACGAATACTGGGAACCGGACATGGTGCTGGTTGAAGGCAAAGCATCTGGTTTACCGTTGGCTGACGAGTTGATGCGGATAAATATCCCCGTGGTCACATACTCTCCGGGTAGACGAAAACGTGGTGGCGGCATAGATAAGACCACTCGTATGCACATGGTAGCCCCTATCTTTGAGGCAGGTAGAGTGTGGGCTCCCAATAAAAGTTTTGCAGAAGAAGTCATTGAAGAGTGTGCGTCATTTCCCAATGGCGACCACGACGATTTTTGTGATAGTATGACTATGGCGTTGATAAGGTTCAGAGAAGGGAACCTTGTAACGCTCGAGGAGGATGAACCCGAAGTGTACGTTCCGTATAGAAGGCGGGAGTACTATTGATGGAGCATCTTCATGGATCCGATTTCCACGGGGCTGGCTGGTATGGCCCTCGTACAAAAAAGCGTGGAGTTTATCAAAAGTAACATCTCCACCGCACAAGACATTTCTCAAATTGCGGGAGCAATCGATGGGCTTTTTGACGGACAAAAACAGATTAATCAGAAACGTTTTTCTGACAATAACACTCTTGGGCAATATAAGAGTGCTGCGAACGATGTTATCGATGCAAAATTGGCGCAGGAACAACTCGACGAAATGGCGATATTAGTAAATAATCGCTTTGGATATGGCACATGGCAGACTATCATCAGGGAACGTGCCAAGCGCATTGCTGATGAAAAAGAAGCAGCAAGACGTGCGAAGCAAGAAAAGTTGAAAAAGCAGAAAGAACTGTATCAAACCATACAGGTAGTTGCGGGCGTAGTTTTTGGCGTAGCAGTTTTCTTTATTGTTGTCGTGGTTCTTCTTAAATATTACGAGGTAATTTGATGACAGCAGCTCGCAGACGTTTAGAGTCCAGACAACGGATCGCGGCGATGTCTCCAGAAGAACTGGAGCTAATGCGAGCGCGGGGCATCGAACAATTCAAAGAAGATCTTTCAGAAGCACCCGGAGCCTTGGCTCAAGGTCTGGGTAACTTTGCCCGCTTTTTGACGGAAGATCCTGAACGCACCGTGAAACTTGGTGGTTTGTTTACGGACGCGGGTGGTATTGCTGAAGCGTTTGGCTATTA